TGATCCTGGTGGGTACTACTACGTTGCATTAACTTTTGATGCAGCTGGTGATACTGCTGGTGATTTAAGTTTTGTTATTGAATACACTGTTGACTAATAAATAGATATTAGGTGGGGAGTAATCCCCACCTTTTTATGAAAAAGATTCAAGATTTAAAAACTGTACTACATTTTAAAAAAGATAATTATGTGTACAGATATGTGTTAGTAGATAGGTTTAAACATGATAGTAAATATCATTATGGCTTTGATACTAAAGAAGAACGAACAGAAGAAGAAATTTTTGCTTTAGAAAAAGATAGACATATAAGGCGAAAGTATATTATAAGGAAGTAGTATGGCATCAGTAGTAGATATTTGTAATGGAGCATTAAATCAATTAGGAGCTACAACTATCCTTTCACTTACAGAAGATTCAAAAAATGCAAGACTTTGCAACTCAAGATTTACACAAGTAAGAGATGCAGTATTTAGATCACATCCTTGGAACTGCTTACAGAAAAGACAAGAACTAGCAGCAGACACAGATGCTCCTGCATGGGGTTTTAGTTATGCTTATACATTACCAGCAGATTGTTTAAGGTTGTTGCGAATACTAGACTATGATTCAAACTACAAAGTAGAAGGTAGAAAGATATTAAGTAATACATCTAGTATGAAAATATTATACATTGGTAGAATTACAGATCCCAATGAATATGATGAGTCATTAAGAGAAACTTTATCTGCTGCTTTAGGTGCTGACATAGCTTTTGCAGTAACATCAAATAATCAAACAGCAACTAATATGTACAATTTATTTCAAGATAAATTAAAAGATGCTAGATTTATAGATTCAACTGAAGGTCAAAATATAGATCAAGATTTAGGTATGTCAGATCAAATAGATGCAAGTACATTTATAAACTCAAGGTTTTAATAAATGGCTAGGGTAGCTGTAGAATTAACAAACTTTACTGGTGGTGAACTATCACCAAGATTAGATGGTAGAACTGATTTAACTAAATATTCATCAGGTTGCTCAACATTAGAAAATTTAGTTGTATATCCACATGGGTCAGCAGCTCGTAGACCTGGTTCTACATTTTTAGCTGAAGTTGCTAGTAGTGCAAATAAAACAAGATTAATACCTTTTGAATTTTCAACAACACAAACTTATATGCTTGAGTTCTCTAACTTAAAAATGAGAGTGTATAAAGATAGTGGTTCTGTACTAGAAGGAGATAAAACTATATCTGGAATTACTGCTGCTAATCCAGCAGTAGTAACTGCAACTTCACATGGTTATGATAATGGTGATGAAGTAGTTATTAGCGGTGTATCAGGAATGACTGAAGTTAATGGTAAAAGATTTTTAGTTGCAGATAAAACTACTAATACATTTGAACTACAAGATAAAGATGGCGTTGATATAAACAGCACAGGATTTACTGCTTATAGTTCAGGTGGTGTATCTAATAAAGTTTTTGAACTGGCAACACCTTATACTACTGCACAACTTTTTGATTTAAAATTTGCACAAAGTGCTGACGTTATGTACATAACACATCCTGCACATGAAGTAGAAAAACTATCTCGTACTGGTCATACATCTTGGACATTGACAGATGTAGATTTTACTAAAGGACCAATGCAAGATGCTAACACAACTGACACAACTTTGAATCCAGGTCAATCAGCAGTAGGTACAGGTATATCTTTAGTTGCTTCTGCGGTTACTGGTATTAATGGTGGATCAGGATTTCAATCAACAGATGTTGGAAGATTTGTTTTTTTAAATGCAGGTTATGCAAAGATAACTGCTGTTGCAGATACAACTAATGCAACTATTACAATTATTACTGCTTTAGATAGTGCTAGTGCTACAGCAGATTGGCGGCTAGGAGCTTTTTCTGACACCACAGGTCATCCTTCTTGCGTAACCTTTTTTGAACAACGATTAGTATTTGCAGGAACAACTAATCAACCACAAACAATATTTTTTTCAAAATCTGGTGATTATGAAAACATGGATGCAAATATTGGTGGTACTGTAGCAGATGATGATGCAATTATTTACACAATCGCATCTAACCAAGTTAATGCTATCAGATTTATGACAGCTACAAGAACTTTAATTATTGGTACAGCAGGTGGTGAGTTTACTGTATCAGGAGGTGGTACTGATAGTGCTATTACACCAACAAATATATTAATTAAAAAACAATCTAATCATGGCTCGGCAAATGTAGATGCTATATCTGTAGGTAATGCTACACTATTTTTACAACGTGCTAAAAGAAAAATTAGAGAACTAGCTTATAACTTTGATGTAGATGGTTATATTGCACCTGACATGACTATCCTTGCTGAGCATGTTACAGAAGGAGGGGTAACACAGATTGCATATCAACAAGAACCAAATCAAATTGTTTATGCAGTTAGAGGTGATGGTGAATTAGTAGGATTAACATATCAAAGAGAACAACAAGTAACTGCTTGGCATAGACATATCTTTGGTGGTAGATTTGGTAATGCAACAATTACAGTTACTGATTATGCAAATATTGCAGATGGTACAAGAATAGTTTTAACAAAAGCAGATGGCACAACCACAACTTTTACATCTGCTACATCTTCTACAACTGGTAAGTTTCATACAACAACAAGTAACAACCAAAGTGCAACAAACTTAAAAACATTAATAGATGCTGACTCTGATTTTACAGCAACAGTTAGTAGTAATGTAGTTACCATTACAGAAACATCACCATTGTCTACAGGATTTTTAACTGTAACATCTTTAGATGATTCTGTTAGATTAGCAAAAACTAATGAAGGTAAAGCAGTATGTGAAAGTGTTGCGGTTATTCCAACAGATGATACTGAGTATGAAGTTTATGTGATTGTTAAAAGAACAATCAATGGTGCAACTAGAAGATTTGTAGAAGTTTTAAATGTATTTGATTTTGATCAAACAGATAATACATCATTTAATTTTTTAGATAGTGCATTAAGTTATAGCGGTAGTGCTGCAAGTACCATATCAGGATTAGATCATCTTGAAGGACAAACTGTTTCTATACTAGCAGATGGTGCAACACATCCAGATAAAACTGTTAGCTCTGGCAGTATTACTTTAGATCGTTCTTCAACTAATGTTAAAGTAGGTTTAGCATATACATCTTTACTACAAACTATGAGATTAAATGCTGGTTCACAAAATGGAACATCACAAGGTAAAACAAAAAGAATATATGATATTACTGTTAGAATGTTTGAAACGATTGGTGTTGAAGTTGGACCAAACTTAAATGATATGGAAAGAATACCATTTAGAAGTTCTGCTGATTTAATGGATGAAGGTATACCACCATTTACAGGAGACAAAGAGGTAGAGTTTAGAGGAAACTATGAAACAGATGGTTTTATCTTTGTTAGGCAAAGACAACCTTTACCTTTTACAATTTTATCGCTATACCCTAGGTTGACTACGAATGATGGATAATATACTACATATAGTACCCTATACTGCTGAACATGGAAGATTTATCCTATCATGCCAAATGAACCACGCACTTATGGATAAGGATGCTAGATTTGATGGAGATGCTATGAACTTAGTGCAAGACCACCTTTCTTTTACAGGTATGATTGGTAAGAAACCAATCTTTGCTGCTGGTATGAAAATGATTTGGGGTCAAGTTGCAGAAGGTTGGGTGATTGCAACACAAGATGTATGGGATCATCCATTGTCAGTTGCTAAAGCAATCAAGAAAGATTTTGCTAAAGTTGCAAGAAAGTATAATATTAAAAGAGTTCAAACTGCTGTAAGATCAGACTTTAACAAAGGTATAAGATTTGCAGAATGGTTAGGATTAAAAAACGAAGGATTAATGAAACACTATGGTTTTGATGGTTCAGACCAATACAGATATGCGAGGATATTTTAATGGGTTGGCAGGGAGCAGTAGTTGCAGCAATAGGTGCAGCACAATATCAACAACAAGGTGCTATTGGTAAATACAATCAAGCAGTTGCAGAACGATCAGCTAAAGTTTTAGAAAATCAAGCAGAAGCAATAGAGAAAAAAAAAGAATTTGATATTGCACAGTTTGAAAAAAATTTTAGAAAAGTAGAAGGACAAACAAAAGTTGCTTTAGCAAAATCTGGTGTAGTTTCAGGTTCAGGTACAGCATACAGAATACAAATGGCAAATGCTATGGAAGCTGAATTACAAAAACAGCTTATTGCATATAATGCTAAAGTTCAAGCTGATAAAAAATTAGAAGAAGCAAAATTTGCAATTATTAAAGGAAACATTGCAAAACAACAAGCAAGACTTGCACAGATTAACACTTTAACTTCTGTTGGTACAAGTTTATTAACAATGAATAAAGGAACAGCATAATGGTAAAAATACCTACATTTAAAGCTGAAGGAACTGTTACAACAGATATTGGAGTTACTCAAACTAATGTTCAAATACCTTTAGCGTCAAACATAGGTACAACTTTAGCACCTATTACAAAAGCTGTAACTAAACACGCTGTTCAAGAAAAAAATTTTGAAAATAAAACAGAAGCATTAAAACTAGAAAACAAATCTTTATTAGAGTTAGTAGAAGTTTTTGAAAAAGCGGGTAAATTAGATAACAAAGAAAAAGCATTTGAAATTATACAGAACGAATCTGAAATAATAAAAAACAAATATGAGAGTCAAGCATCTAATAAGCATGTTTCAACATTGTTTAATAATAATTTTTATGCTGAAGTACAAAAAGGAATATTTAAAATTAACACAAGAGTATCACAAAATATGTTAGATTCTTTAGATAATGAAGTTTCAACTAAAAAAAATAGATTACTTACAGAAGCATATTTAAGTGATAATCCACTTGCATTTGCACTAATAGGATCAGAATTAGAAAAATTATATGAAGATAATTATAAAGATAGAATAGATGATGATGAATATAATAAGTTAGTTGCCAATATACCTTCCGAATTACAAATATTTGAAGTCAATCAATTAATTACTAAAGATCCATTACTAGCAATTCAAAAATTAAGAAATAAAGAGGAATTTAAAGATTTAAAACTAGAGGATAGAATTTCTTTAGAAAGAGAAGCACTATTATCTTACAAACCAATACTTGATGAAAATATTAAAAATTATTTAGTTGCATTAGAAAATAATGAAACAATACCTTTAGATCAAAATGCAGTTAAAGAAATTTTTGGTAACGAAGCCTTTAAAAATTTTAAAGAAACAGAAAAAAATATTATTAATTATAGCACTTATAAAGTAAATTTATTTAATTCTAAAATAGGTGATGAAAGAGCAATTATTGAGTCCTTTCCTGTAACCAATGAAAATTATGCAGAAGATTTAAAATATAAACAAAAACTTATAAATTCTTTAAGTGTTAAAGATGAGTTAATGAAAGAAGATGCTGCAACATTAATAATTACTTTTAATAAAGAAGTTAAAGAAGCATACGAAGATTTTAATAATGAAACAGATGAAACTTTAAAAGATCAAAAATTTTCAAAATACATTAATATGGTTTATCAAGCTCAGGTTGATATGAATATTGATTCAGATTTAATTAAAATTTTACCAAACTCACAAGCAGCAAATATAGTTGCAGATTATAACAAAAGAAGTGCTACAGAAAAAATAGGATATTTACAAGGTTTAGAAGAACAATATGGTGAGTATTATGGAAAAGTTTTATTACAATTATCTGAAAATGGTTTACCTGTTACTGCTAAATTAGTTTCTTATTTTAATGATGAAAGATTTGCTTTATCATCTTTATCTATAGATACTAAAGAAGAAAAAGATAGATTAAAAACTTTTTTAAAAGGTACAGATGAAACTTTTAATACAGTTCAAAAAAAAGTTGCAGATGAATTAGAAGATTTTAGAAAAACAGTTTTATTAGGTAATCCTTACAATACATCAAAAGCAAATCAAGAATTAGATCAAATTGGAGAAGTTTTAACATATATGGCTATTAATGAAATGAGTAGAGGAACAGATGTAAATGATGCAGTAGGTTTTGCTACAGATTATATTAATAACAATTTTGTTTTAGAAGATACATATTTTATTCCAAGAATATACAACAATGAACCTTTAGGTTCTGGTCAAGTAGAATTTGTAGCCAAAAAAGCAAATGTAATTAAAGATCATTATTTAGAGGCATTTAATATGGAAACATTTAGATCAACTAATCCAGATATACCAGAAGAAGAACTTAATTCATCCATGATTGAACAAGCTAAAAAAAATGGTGTGTGGTTAAATACAGCAGATGGTAATGGATTAGTTTTTGCAATTAAATTTTTTGATGGAACTTTTGGTTTAGTGCAAAACAAAGAAGGAGAATTATTAAGATTTGATTTTGATGATGATTCTTATGAATTACCTGGAACAGATATTATTATGGATAAATTAACTAAAAAAGATGATGAAGCACCATCTCCTTAATTATGGCTAATATTTCATTTGGATTACAAACTGATAAAAACGCACCTGAACGAGGTTATGATATATTTAGAACAAGTTTAGGTGAAACATTATCTACTACTGCTGCTGATGCTTGGAAATATAATCCTGTATCATCTATATGGAGACTTTCAGAATTAGAATATAATAGAAATAAAGATGATGATGAACCTTTAATTGATAGAAGAATACTTAATGAAAAATATAAAGATATTGGTTTGTTTTTTGAAGAAGATGAAAAACAATCTACTGTAAATATTTTAGTTGAAAGAAAAGAAGAAGAAAATGAAAGAAGAAGTGTAATTAATAGAGGACCACAAGGTTTAGCAGTAGGTTTTGCAAAACTTGCTACTTCTTTTGTAGCAAGTGCAGTAGACCCAATAAATCTTGTCGCAGCTTTTATTCCTTTTGTTGGTCAAACAAATTTTGCAAGATTAGTTGCAAGATATGGATTTACTAGAGCAAGACTTACAAAAGGTGCTATTGAAGGAACATTAGGTACAGCATTATTTGAACCAATAGTTTATACTGCTGCACAAAGAGAACAATCAGATTATGATTTATTAGATAGTTTTATAGCAGTAAGTTTTGGAACTATATTAGGTGGTGGACTTCATGTAGGTGCAGGTAAAATAAAAGATTTTAGAAGAAGAAGAAAGTTTGAAAGAAAAGTAAATGAAGCTAGAGAAAAAGCAGGTATTACTGATGGTGAAACACCAGAATGGAATCCTTATAAAGAATATTATGGAGAAAACGCAAGGATTATGAAAGAACTTGCAGAAACATCACCAGAAACAAGAGCTATATTGTTACAAAGAGCATTAACAGATTTAATAGAAGATAATCCTGTTAATGTTAAACCTATTGCAGACCTTGATCCTAAGTTAAGAAATGCACAAATAAATCAAAATGTTCCTAAAAAAGAAAGAGTTAATGTAAATCAAAAAGATGATAATATAAAAGGTATAGATAAAAGAGTTACTGATGAAAATTCTGGTAATACTATTCTTAAAAATCCTGATCAAAGAGAACTTAATAATTTTGAATCATCTGGTAAATCTAAAAGTTTAGAATCTAAAAATTTAGATCAAGAAAATATAGATTTAGAAAGTCAATTAAATATAATTAAAGAAAGACAAAAAGGATTAGATATTGAAGATAGTGTTGAAATACAAAGATCTAAAAAAGCAGTAGATGAATTTAATCAAAAAAATAAAGAAATAAAAGATGCAATTAAAGATGGTATTAATTGTGTAACTAAAAGGTAGTTATGGCAGAAGATAAATGTTTAGCACAAATAAGAGAGACTCTTAAAAGATCATCTATTGAAACAACTAAAGCTGAAGATATTTTAAATGAAATAAAAAAAGCACAAAGAGAAATTGATGTTAATAATTTAGATGATGCTATTATAAGTGATTTAACTACAAAAGTATTAAAACAACAAGAAATACAAACCAAAATAAATGCAAGAAATAACTTAGAAAATGAAATTAAAATAAGAAATACAGTAGAATATGTTATTAACGAATTTGGTGATGATCCTGTAGAGGGATTAACTGCTGTATTAGTTGGTTCTAATTTACAAAAACAAGGATCACGATCATCAGTTGCTCTTGCTCAACTATCCAAATATAGACAAATCGCTACAGCTTTTTCAGAAAAATTAAGACAAGAAAATCTAACAACATTATTTGCTAGAGCTAATGCTGATATTGACAGAAAAATTGCTAGAACTATTTGGGAATTAGGTGAAGGAAAAACAATTACAGAAAAAAATAAAGACATTGTAAAACTTGCAAAAATTATTCATGAGTTTTCTGAAACATTAAGATTAGAATATAATAAATATGGTGCAAATATTAGCAAACTTCCAGGTTGGATTGTAAGACAATCTCATGATCCTTTTCAATTAAGAAATGCTATTGATGTTTTAAATTTAAAAAATAATAAAAATATAAAAGAAATTAATGGTTCTGCTGAAAGAAATTTAGAAGCATGGAAAGCATACATTAGACCTAAACTTGCTGAACGAACATTTGAAAATGTAGCAGAGAAAGATAGAGATCAATTCTTAACTTATGTTTATAATTCTTTAATAAGAAACGAACATCAAATTGTAGAAGGTGTTGGTGGAAATTATGGAAGTAGAAATTTAACATCTAAACTAAATGCAAAAAGAATATTGCATTTTAAAACTGCTGATGATTGGTTTGATTACAATTCACATTTTGGTGGTGGTAATTTAAGAGAGTCTTTATTTGCAGGATTTAATTATGCTGGAAGAAATATTGGTATAATGAGTACGTTAGGCACAAATCCAAAACAAGATTTTGTTAAAATAGGAAGATTGATTGAAGATTATTATATTAAAAGAAAAGAACAAAGCAAGGTTAATAAAATAAGTGGATATTTAAAAGATCAAGGTAGATGGGAAAGACATTTTGCAGAAATAGATGGATCAGTAAATTCTATAAATAGTTTTTCTGCTGCAAGATGGGGTGGTATTACAAGATCAATTTTATCTATGGCAAAATTAGGTGGTGCTGTTGTTTCAGCAATGGCGGATATTCACCTTTATGGAAGAGAATTAAAATATCAAGGTAGATCATATTTTGGTGGTATCTTTGAAGCTATGATAAGATTAGCTAAAATAAAAAATTCAGCTAAAAAACAAGAGATAGCAGAACAGTTAGGTTTTATGGCAGATAATATTATTTATGATTTAGCTGCAAGATATTCTGTTGGCGATACATTAAATAGATCTTTTACGAGATTACAAAGAACATTTTTTAAATTAAATTTATTACAATGGTGGACTAACTCTCTTAAAGAAGGTGCAATGTTAGGTATGGGTAATTATGTTGCTAAAAGAAGAAATACATCTTTTAAAAATTTAGATCCTAAATTTAAAAGATTAATTGAACATTTTGGTATTAATGAAAAAATATGGAATACAATTAGAAAAATGGATGTTGAAAGAGCTAATGATGGTAAAGAATTTTTTTCTGTAAGACAAATTGATAATTTATCTGATGATACAATTAAATCTTTAGCTGAATTAAAAACAATGTCTAAAAGACAAATTGATATTTTTAGAGATAATTTAAAAACAAAAGTTATGGGTATGTTTTTAGATAGATCAACTTATGCAGTAATAGAACCAGATGCTAGAACAAGATCATTTATGAAAGGTGGTTTACACGCAGGTACAACACATGGAGAAGCAATGAGATTTATATTTCAATTCAAAGCATTTCCTCTTGCGATACTACAAAAAGCTCTTGGTAGAGAACTTTCTTCACTCAAAGCTGGTAGAAAATTAGAAGGATTTTTTGGAATAGTGTCATTAATATTAGGTTCTGGAATATTTGGTTATATATCTATGACCGCAAAAGATTTATTAAAAGGTAAAACTCCTAAAGATCCAACAAAAAAAGCTACATTTTTTGCTTCTATGTTACAGGGTGGTGGTTTGGGTATTTATGGTGATTTTTTATTTAGTAAAAGTTTTAGTAATTTAGAAGCATTAGCAACAGTTGGAGGACCAGCTTTAACTGAATTTGCTAAAGCTGCTAATGCTATTAGATATGCTGTTCAAGGTGAACCATCAAAAGCAGGAAAACAAGCATATAAATCTATTGTAGGTAATATACCATTTTTAAATTTATTTTACTTAAAAACTGCGTTTGATTATGCTATAGGTTATCAAATGATGGAAACTCTTTCTCCTGGTATTTTAAGAAAAATGGAAAAGAAAATGAAGAAAGATACAGGTCAAGAATTTTTATTGACTAAACCATCAACTTTATTTAAAGGATTTAGATAATATGACTATATCATCAACTACAGTAAAAAATTCATATTCAGGTAATGGTAGCACAACAGCTTTTGCCTACACATTTAAGATATTTGCGAACACAGATTTACAGGTAATAATTAGATCATCTACAGGAACTGAAACTGTCAAAACTTTGACAACTCATTATACAGTATCTGGCGTAGGAGATGCTTCAGGTGGTAATGTAACATTCACATCTGGAAACACTCCAGCATCTGGTGAAACAGTTGTAATCAGAAGAGCTGTTCCGCAAACACAGGCAATAGATTATATTGCCAATGATCCATTCCCTGCGGAATCACACGAAGAGGGTTTGGATCGTGCAACTATGACTGTTCAACAAATGCAAGAGGAGTTGGATAGATCATTTAAAGTTTCAAGAACCAATACTATTTCATCACCAGAGTTTACAGATGATGCCACAACAAGAGCATCTAAAACTTTAGGATTTGATAGTTCTGGTAATTTAACAACAGTTGCAGATTTTCTACCTGCTGGTGGAGATAGTGCAATGTTTCAATATTCAACAACAACAACAGATGCAGATCCTGGAGCAGGATTTTTTAGATTAAACAATGCAACAATATCTAGTGCAACTGAAATGTACATAGATGATTTAGAATTTAATGGTACTGATGTTTCAGCATGGGTACAAAGTTGGGATGATGTAACTGGCAATGATACTAATAGAGGTAGAATAAGAATATCAAAAGCAAATACATTAGATACTTGGATGGTATTTAAAGTAACTGGTGCAATTACAGATGCCAGTGGTTATTCTAAAATAACTTTATCTTACATTGATACTGCTGGAACTTTTGCTAATGAAGATAAGGTATTTATATCTTTTGTAGCATCTGGTGAAGATGGTGCAATACCAGGATATTTTTATAAGTTTGATACAGGT